AAAAATGTACTGTGCTGCCCGACGTGGATGATATCTGAGCAGAGAACGACACGACGTACTGCCCCGCTTCCTCAAATACAATGCGAGACGTTGGCGATCCTTGCGTGATGCCGTCGTTACCAGAAGGCGCATCATATGTTAATTTGTATGCGGTGTTTGCAGCGGCAGGGGTGACGTCTGAGGTTAAAATAAAATCAGCGTGTCCATCCTCAAGAACGATCTGCCGCCACTCGCCATTTTTGCTAACAACTGGGTAAAGGTTTTGACGGTCCCACATGATCGTGCCGTCATCTGCCGCGTTTTCGCCGCCCGTCTGCTGAACCAGCGTGGAGCGATTTTGCGACAGGTATGACATCAGCCGACGCCCCCATGTCTGCCAATCTTCTTCGCGTGGCTCTGGTGGACGGCCCTGCTGTGTCATCTGCGACCGCCGTTTACAACGTCAACGCGGTTAATTCCTACACGCCAATCTGACATTCTCGCGCCTTCAATACGCATACGAACTTGCCGACCTGTAAACCGTAAGGACGTTGGATTGCTCATTGAAAACGGGCCATAAGAGCGTTCAGTCCCATTCGGATAGAACCGTGTTTTGAACGTGGCACTAACATCTCCCTGAGACTTTTCGTCAGGCAGCATCTCTGTGACGCTCATAATCTGATCTCCAGAGCCAATCCTAAACGGCCCACTTTCAGCGAATGGCGTAAGTGATCCATACTCAAATCCGATTTCATGTTCGTACAACTTACGGTCTGAGGCGGATATCATCATCGGCTGGCGGAATGCACCCCGATCATATCCGGCAGTCCTGTCCAACTCTCCGATCTGCCATGTGCCTTCAACATAATTAAAGCTGGCGTAACGGTCATTTTCAGTTGACGCGCTGGACGGGTAAAACCAAATGATTTCTCCAAACATGCTGTTAGACATTGCAAACGCTTTGCTGATTTGCGCTTTGTTTAAGTCATTGAAAACATAGTCAGAAACCTCGCACGGCAACTCTTTTACTGTGCTACCCTGGTACGCGTAAAACGAATTAACACCCATCCAGAATGCACCTTGATCGACGACTGCTATGGCTTGTTTTGATGCAATACCGCATGACGTGCCGACGCGCTCAATGCCATAAACGTAAGGAGGGCCAATGTAGTTTGCGACGTGCGCGTCTCTTGTCGTGAGCAACAATGTGCGACCTTGGACGTTGACGCCTTTCATTAGAGCGCCAGACGTATTTAATTCAAAATCACCAGCTTCGTTAGTCACGGCTGGGGTCCATGTATTATTGTCTTCCCGATCCGACCACTGCACCTTGCGTGGGTTGCCGCCTGCGCCTAACGCAAACAAGAAGCGCTCTTCTGTTACAACAATGCCGTTGTTTGACGTTGGCGCGTTACTTAACACAGCAGCAACCGAGCTTGTGTTTAGCGTCCACTGATAAATCTTGCCGTCATCTTCGTTGCAGGCAAGAAGGTATTGACCCCAAGGCTCCAAGTCCCAACTTGTAGCTGGCTGGATGCGTGCCGTGTCTGGCCTTGCAATACCATACGCATACGAGCCGTAAATATCACCGCCGTAGCCAGTGAACGCTATGGCGTCTTCTCGGCCAGATGTTAGGCCAACTGGAGTAATGTCAGACTGAGTGCCTGCTGCATTCCATATGTACAGTTTATTGTATGATCCTGTAGCAATCCATCGGGCGCTGCTATTATCCGACCATGTTAGCATGCCACGCATTTTAGCAGCGCCAGCGGTGTCAGACCGAGTGCGCCATCCGCCTATTGGGCGCATCACACCGTCGTGCCAACGCACAAGGTTTGCGTCACGCCAGCGGCCAGTGCTTTGCAAGTCTGTGCCATTGCGATAAACGCCAGCGGGTATGTTAAGGTCAATCAGGGCCATCGCTGCCTCGTTATAGGTTGTCGCGTTAGGCCAACATAACACATTATACCCAATAAGCAAAAGGGCAGCGTAAACTGCCCCTTGCCTTTGCGTAATGCTACGCGGCTATTCTTCGCCTGCCTCAAGAGCAGACTTTAACTCAGCCATAAAACCTTGCCTGCCCATCTGAAGCTGAACTAAATTAAACTGCGCAGAGCCGATCTTTTGATCCAGTGAGTTAATGTGATTTATGCACATCTTTGCAGTGTCACTTAGCTGGTCTTCAGTGTATTCAATGTCGTCAATCGTAATGACCTTTTTGTCTTCAGTCATGTTGATCTCCTTTCGTTTAAGTTAAGCAGCCCAAGGATTTCCAGAGGCTTCGGTTGGGTTAATTTGTTTGTCGATAGCAGCAGCAATGGATGCCTCAGTATCTTCTTGTGATACGTTCTCCCAGACCCATGCTTGCGCCTGTGCCTCGGTTACATCAGCGTATGCAATGAAATCACTGTCAGATGGATCATAGGTTAAGCCTACAGTACCGTAGTTTGACGCTGAGCGTTCACCATCGACGCCCATGCAACGCCAGTGAATTACGTTAATGCCACCTGTTGCGATATCACGCTCACAATTAGGGATAGTCCAAGTGTATGTTACAGCCATTGTTTAGGCTCCTTCTAATGTTGTTAGTCGTGTTTCAAGACTGTCGATCTTTGTAAGTGCCTCTTGCAGCGCAGCCGTTAGGAGCGGCACGATTTTGGACTGATCGATGCCTTGGTACTTAGGGTTTCCATCTGCATCAAGCTCATCTTTAGTGCCTGTGACAGCCTCTGGGACAACCGCCTGTGCTTCGTGTGCAAGGAAACCATCGACCCTAGTGCCATCAGCAATCCACTCAAAGTTTACTGGGTTTAACGCTTGAACACGTCCACTAGCACCTGTCATTGGCTGTGCGTCAGTTTTTAGGCGGTAGTCTGAGGAGGTGCTGTAAGAGGTTGATGAACCGCTTGTTTCAATAAAGCCAACCAAACCGTTTGGATTGTTAAAAACAAAGGCGTTTATAGCATTGGTTGAATTTGTGTTCTTAACAAAAGCACCTCCTGCGCTATCTGGTGCAAAATACATTGTAGGTGCGGATGTGGATGTAGCTCCAAATAGGATATTACCGCCAGCAATTCGCATGACTTCAGTAGAGCCATTCTTAAACTTTATCTGAGAAGTATCTGATGCGGTATTACCTTCTAACGTGATATTCCCACCAGTATTAGCAGCATTTGAACCAGATATAACGAGCGTATCGCCTGTCCCGTCAGAGGAAATTAAACCTCCCCCAACCGACTGAATAGTGCCGTTGATAGAAGTATTCCCAACTCCATCTATTCTCAACAAGGCAGTATTGGCAGCACCGTTAACTACATTTAGAGCAAAATCAGCAGTGCTAGTCCCACCAGCAATAGATACCCCAAAGTTTCGGCCAGAAGTAGCTTCTTGGTTCTGAAACGACGCAACATAATCTGCGTCTGCTACACCATCAGCCGCTGAAACAATTATTTTTTTCTTAAACGTAGCCACACCGCTGCTGTCGATACGCATACGCTCATTTGAACCATTGGTGTTAAACAAAAGAGCTTGGCTTGAACCAGCTTGGACATATGCCTCCGATTGGCTAGAACCTAGTTCAACACCAAAGCCTGTGCTGGTGTGAAACTCTGCAATTTTACCAGAAGCATCGCCACGCCTAACGTCCAAAATAGCGGTTGGACTTGCATGACCAATCGAAACATTTTCTGAACTATCTATTGTAATAGCAATGGCGTTAGCGTTGTCATCGATGCCATTGGATGTAAACGAAGTGAAACTACCAGCCGCCGCAGATGCCCCACCAATGATTGCGCCATCAATTGTACCGGAGTTAATATCAATTCCCGTGACAGGTGTTGTGCCGTCTAGTAAATTATCAATACTATCTAAATTGGTATTAATCTTTGTACCCCAAGTGTCCTCAGATGCACCGACTTCTGGCTTGGTTAAGCCATACGTTGTTGTAGTTGTATCAGCCATGTTTTTCTCCTATGCGGCGTTGGCTCTAAATGTGAGGGGGAGCTGCAAGCCAGCGGGGGTTTGCGTTGCTATGCAGCTTGCCATATTTCGTCGGTTTGTGCAACCTCGCTCCAAATTTCTGATGCCGCTCCTGCTGGCGTCCATATTTCGGGTGTGATCGGCAACGGCTCCCACTTCTCAATCCCATTACAGGTGATGCTGCAAACAGGGCTAATCAAAGCACTGCTGGGTCTAACTCGATTGCATACAGCCGAAATGCTTGAAACGCACGCAATGTTAGAACCACTCTCATAAACCGCCAGTGCATTAGCTGCTACAGAGCAAGTCGGGCTCGCAGTGGCAGCGCCTTCACGCACACGTTTTGCGGCTGCTGCACCAGTTGCGGCAGGAGAAGCAGCAGCGGCTCCCTCGCGCACACGCAGACCGGC